ATTAAGATACCTAATAGGAAGTAGAGAGCCTGTTAGATATTACAAATGGTTATTATATAACCCGAAACCTGTCGTAACTCTCTACCGATGGGTTTCTTTTTTTTACTCGAATGAATACATTTTATTTCTCGCACGATTATACCGCCAGGAGCGATATAAAAATTAAAAAGCTGATAGCTACTCAAGGTATGCTTGGCTATGGTATCTACTGGTCTTTAGTAGAAGATTTATACCACAACAATAACAAATTAGAAGACAATCCGGATATACTTTCTTATGATTATAGATGCACCGTTGAAGTAATCAAATCTGTAATAAATGACTTTGACTTATTTATAGTTAAGGATGGGTATGTAAGTAGTAATAGTATACAAAAAAGACTTGATGAAAGGAATGATAAAGTATACAAAGCAAAACAGTCTGCAAGCAAAAGGTGGGAAAAAAGGATTGAAAATGCGGTTAATATAGAAACGCAATGCGACTCCGATGCGAACGCAATGCGAACGCAATGCGATGGCAATGCTATAAAGGAAAGTAAAGTAAAAGAAAGTAAAGTAAATAAAAGGAAAGTAAAAGAAGAAGTAGTTTTTATTCCACCTGTTTTAAATGATGTTTTAGTTTATTTTGATGAAAATGGATATTCAAAAGAAGCTGCAACCAAAGCCTTTAATTATTACACTAATTTAGGATGGAAGAACAGTAAAGGCAACCAGGTAATAAATTGGAAAAATACAATGCAGAATTGGTTTACTCCTGAAAATGAAAAGAAAAAATACCATCTTTACCCTAAATTAATGAACTAATGGACTTTATACGCAAATATTCGGATATATCCGATCAACTTAACACTCTTTACGAGAAAGGCTTAGCAAAAGGAGAAACAGTAGGATTTTCTCAAATGGATAACCTAATTTCTTTTAAAAAAGGTGCTACTTCTTACATTTACGGAACACCAGGTAGTGGTAAGTCTGAGTTTTGGTGGGAATGCCTAATTGCCTTAACAAAAAAGAATAAATGGAAGCATCTTATATTTTCTCCGGAAACAGGTACACCAACAGAAATCTTTGCAGAGATATTACACAAATGGTCCGGCAAAGCATTTTTTGATTTGGATGGAAATAGAGTAGGTAAGATGACACAAGCTGAAATGTTTAGATACGGTCAAGAAGTAAGCGAGTATTTTTATGTAATGGATACAGGAGAAAGGGATATTACATTACCGGATTTTTATGAAGCAGTTGAGCAATACGATATTCAATTTGATACGGTTACTACTGATCCGTTTAACGAGGTTAAGCACGAATTACACGGAGAGGCAAGAGATATGTATATGGCAAGAGTTTTAGGTAAAATAAGAATGTACTCAAGAAAGTATAATTACCATCACGCTATTATTATGCATAATGCAAGGGAGACTGGAAGCAAAAGAGAGCAAGACGGTATAAGTTATTACCCACCTGCTGATCCGAGATACATAGACGGAGGAGAAACTGCATTTCGTAAAGGCGAGCAAATGATTTGCGTATGGAGATATCCAAAAGGATTTAAAGATGAATTTGGTAATGTTTACGAACCTAACCAGGTTAAAATAATAGTTCAAAAGACAAAACCTAAAGGGATAGGTAATTTAGGCGAATTTGACTTATTTTTTGATAAATTTAGGAATTGTTATTACGAAGAAATAAACGGTATAAAGAGTTATGCTGGAAATTATGTTACATTTGAAAAACCAAAACAATTACCTTTTTAATTATGAATCAGCACAAAATGTACAGGTGTATTCGATTGATGCAGCTACTACAAGAAAAATCACGAAACATTTATACAATAGCTAAATATTTAAATGTTACAAATAGGACCGTATACAGGTATCTTAAATTATACGAAGAACTTGGATATACTGTAAAAAAAGATATGTTTAACAAAGTTTTATTAGAAAAGATATGACACTACAAGAGTTTGCAAAGTATTCTGAAGATAGACTATTTGATTTAGATCTATTTGAGCAGTTACCTATCCATAAGCTAAGTTCACAGTATTATGTGGATGCTTTAAGAGAAATTATTAATTTAATTAATCCAGTACAGGACAAAAAGTTTATTTTAAGCGATGAGAAAGTTACCCGAGTTAAGTAGTGCTTTAAAAGCAGTTTTAGAAGATGACTTAGAAAAAAGAATTCCAAAGACTACTTTTAGACAATCGGTATTGTACAAGATAGCTGATTTACTTTGTACGCTTCAAATAAAGCTATTAGAGGCAAACAAAACTAAATTAGATACAAAGAGTTACAAAGATAACTTAGATGCTTCAGATACTCTTAATACTGCATTTGCTATTTTAACGGATATGCAAGGAGAAAATTTGTTTTTAAGGAATGAGTTAGTAACTTTGAGACACGATGCTGAAATAGTTATAAGCGAATTAAGCGAAAGAATTAAAACGCTTGAAATGGTAGATGACTTATAAAAGATGTATAGGTGCAATTGATAAGATTTAACACCTGCAAATATTACAAAGGATGTAATGTCCTGTTTTTTAAAGAATAAACGGGACAAAGTGCATGAAACTTTACTAAAACATTTAACAAGCATAAAAAGAACATTTAACAAAATGGAAAAACAAACAGCAGTAGAATGGTTATCTAATAAATCCTACCAATTATTTGAGCAGTATTCAGAAGGTAAATTTGATAGAATTACCTTGAATAAATTAATGCTTGAAGCGACTGAACAAGCCAAAGAAATGGAGAAGCAACAGATAAATAAATGTTGGGATGAAGCTGAAAAAACATATACAGATTGGGAATTGTAGCTCAAAAGTGAGCCGTATTTATACGTATTGATACGAATAATGAGCTTTAAAGTTCCCAAAATGGGAACTATTGTAACTTTAATGACAACTTATGAGTTTAATCTTTGTAATATTAGCAGCATTCTGTAATTCAGTTATGGACACATTAAGTACCAGGTACTATATTTCCATATTTGGAAACTTTAAGAATCGTCAGTTTTGGGATTGGAACATGTCTTGGCGTAATAAATGGCAATGGGGGGATAAAGCTAATGGCGAGAAGTTTTTATTCTCAAGCACTATGCTTTCATTTCTTACAGATGGCTGGCATTTAGCTAAGGCTTTAATGCTTTTATTTATGTCTTTGGCAATAGTTACCTATAAGCCTATATTTGGCTATTTTGATATAATTTTATTTTCTATGACTTGGGGAATAGTATTTGAGATATGTTACACTAAATTGCTTTTAAAATGAGTACAACTATTTTAAAGAAAAAAGCAGATGCTATATTTTCAACTTATATTCGTTTAAAGTATGCGGATGAGAATTTAGATGTTCAATGTTTTACTTGCGATAATGTATATCCTTACAAGAAGATACAGAACGGTCACTTCTACTCAAGAGGTATATTGTCTTTAAGATACGATGAGCAAAACTGCCGACCACAATGCTACGGATGTAATATTGCAAGGAATGGTAACTACATTGAATACTATAAAAGATTAGAGAAGGAAATAGGTAAGGGCGGAATGGATTACCTGGAATACAAAAGACACCAGGTAAAGAAGATGGGCAAAGCTGACTACCAAGAATTAATAGATGTTTATACGGCTAAAGTAGCTGCACTATGATAGACAAGATCAAAGCAGAGATAATTAAAGCTAATAGGACCAGTGCGATAGAAGATTTAATAAACTCTAATTTAAAGTTAGCTGGTTATTTATTTCTTTTAAATGAAATGGAAGCAGAGATTCACAAAGGCTACATAGATGCTTACACTACCAGGAAGATAGAAGAGGCAAGGTTATTTGTAGAAGGCGAAGGTACGCAAGGCAACAAAGAGAAACAGGCTATAATAATGTCCGAGCCTTACCGAGTAATAGAAGGTAAGTTTGAAACAAGGTTAGCAGAGGTAAAGAATATTAGATTTAGTACCAATTCTTTTATAGATGTGCTTACGCAAAAGATTAACTACTTAAGGAAGGAATACGAACTTTCAAGAAATGTAATAAAATAGCTACCTTTGTTGTAAATAACAAAAAGAAACAAATGTTTGAAAAAGGCAAAAGCGGTAATCCGAATGGCAGACCACAAGGTGCAGTCAGCCAAAAAAGATTAGTATTGGACAATTTCGTCAATATAATAATAGAAGAGGGTACAGATAGATTCAATCAAGAACTTAATTCTTTAGAGGGTAAAGACTTTGTACAGTCTTATTTAACTTTACTTGAATACGCAAGACCAAAACTTGCAAGAACAACTTTAGAAGGGGATGCAAACAATCCAATCCAGGCACGAATAGTATTTGAAGAAATAAAAACTTATGCACCTATCGGAAAAGCAGACTCAAGCGATTGATTTAATCGAAGATAATAAAACCAAAGAGATTATTTATGGTGGTGGTGCAGGAAGTGGTAAGACTGCTTTAGGTGTTTATTGGATTCTTAAGTGCTGCTTAAAATATCCAGGTATAAGAGCCTTGATAGGTAGAGCGGTGTTAAAGACATTAAAGGAAACAACTCTTAACTCTTTTTACGATGTATGCAGGATGCAAGGTCTTAAGTCTGGTATTCACTACCAGTACAATGCACAATCTAATATTATTACCTTTCAAAATGGTTCGACAATCTTACTTAAAGACTTGTTTACTTATCCATCAGACCCCCACCACGATGAACTTGGGTCACTTGAGTGCAGCGTTATATTTGTAGATGAGTGCAACCAAGTAACAGAAAAAGCCTGGAATATTCTTAAGTCTCGAATAAGATATAAATTAGATGAATACGGTTTAATACCTAAGATACTTGGAACTTGTAACCCTGCTAAAGGATGGGTTTATAATAACTTTTATAAGCCAAGTAAGGAAGGTAAGTTAGATGACAACAAAGCATTCATACAAGCATTAGCAGTAGACAATCCTTTTATCTCTAAGCACTATATTGAATCGTTAAAGACTTTAGATAATCAAAGTAGGGAACGGTTACTTTATGGTAACTGGGAATATGATGAAAATGATAATGCTTTAATTGAGTATGATAAGATTATTGATATGTTTACCAACGAACACATTCCAAGTGGTAAAGGATATATCTCAGCCGATATAGCGAGATTTGGTAAAGATAATACTTTGATAATGGTTTGGTCAGGCTTTAGAGTAATTGAAGTACATAAGCTATCGCAGAAGTCTACAACCGAAGTAAGTGCATTTATTAAACACTTGGCTAAAAAGCATTCAATTCCTTATTCGCAAATAATAGCCGATGAAGATGGGGTGGGCGGAGGAACGGTAGACCAGGTAGGTTGCAAAGGTTTTGTAAACAATAGCAAAGCATTAACAGGTAACTACATTAACTTAAAGTCTGAGTGCTACTACAAGTTAGCTGAACTAATCAATCAAGCTGGAGTGTGGGTAATGTCTGAAGATGTAAAGATTAAAAAAGAATTAACCGAAGAACTTGAATGGGTGCAAAGACATAATGCTGATAAGGATGGTAAACTTGCGGTGCTACCTAAAGACAAAGTAAAAGAACATTTAGGTCGAAGTCCCGATATAAGTGATGCTTTAATGATGCGGATGTGGTTTGAACTCAAGAAGTTTGACTTCGTAGTTATGTAAATTTATCGTAAATTTGTAAAAATAAATGCTTATGAATCTTATTCAACG